CACGAAATGCTTTGTCCCACTCTTGAGGTGTAGCATTATTTATACTCATACTCCGGTCACTAATATTGACATGACCCAGAGACATAAGCCCATAGTAACTATAGCTAGAGCTATTTTATTATGTGACTTCATAATTTACTCCCAATATCCATTTTGGTATTTGTCGGGTAACGTATCTCTGTCAACTAACTCATCAAAATCCTCGATACACACATCAATATCATCTTCATCATTCATGACTCTAAATCCTCCATTTCTTTTTGTATGTCATCCATACGGTCAATAAATTTATCTTCAAAGCGATCCACTAACTCTTCTGCATTTATATCCAGTAACATTAGTATATCATCAACTTCAAATCGTTGTAAAACTTTTTCGCGCAATTCATCTAGAGTGTACATATTTCATTAATTCCTCCACCTCACTAACGGAGAAATATTTGAACTTCTCCTTATCACACCACTGAGCCATAGTCATCTTAGAGCCTTTTCTTACTTTTTTATTGGGATCACTCAGTACAAATATCAGTTCAGCCTCAACTGTGTCCCTGATGGATTTGTACTTAAGTGTATCCCCTGCTCTAAAATATCCTTTACACTCAATCATTATGCCGCTGGTGTGTACAAAATCAGGCTTGTACTTACGATAAACAACGTAGGGCACATCAAAAGGTTCATATTCAAATGCTCCTTTGGGAACCACTGTTGCAAATGTTTTTTCCAAGCCGGATCTATACATGCTACGCGACTTCCTGTACTTTGATTTCCTGGACCTTTGGTTCATTTTCCACCACCGCTAAAAATCTTGGACCTGTTGAATATTTGAAGGCCCTTAGACCAGGCCAACATGATTGCTTGAACTGGCAGTACGAACACCCCATACTTAATTTCATATTGCCTGATGCGCCATCTGGAACCAACTTGTGACAATGTGAAGGAGCCTCGTCCTGCCCACAAACTTTTTTTATTTCTTCTATTCTCTCCTCTATATCATAATTAATGTGTTTATGAACCGGAGCTTGAGTGTCCTCTAGGTCGTACTGAAGAACCTCTAAGTGCCCATTCTGTTTGTCCATAGCTAACCAAGCTATCTTGGTGTCACCCTCTGAATGTGCGTATGCCTTAAGCTGCGCCACATATCCGAATGGATCATCCATAGCTAGTGAACCGTCCCTGAATTTCCTAAAGCCATAAGTGCTCGTAGACTTAACGTCAACCATTGTTCCGTCAATACGGCAATCCATGTGACCTTTAACCCCTGCTACAGTGCATACTTTTTGTTCGTCCTCGACTGTGTGTCCAGCCAGCTTAGTAAGACAAAGTAACAACTCTTCAATCAAATGCCCATACATGAATTTTATTAACGTATGAGGCATAATACGCTCTTTAGGTGTTCTGTGCATTGTGTTCCATAAATACCGTAAACCCTTACCACTGGAGGATAATCTGAGTCCTGCTTTACCGTACTCCCGATTAACAAACTCCTTACGCATGAGTTTTTTTATGTTTTCACCGAACTCCTCTATAGCTTGTTCAGCGTCCACATCCTGCGGTACACGTTTGGACATCATAAGTTTGTAAATGTCCTGAACTAACGTATGTATGGTTTTCATTCTCTATGCTCCACCCACCAGCATTTTCTAGTTACTGGATTAAAACCTAACAGTTGAACCCCTAATTGTTTTTGTTCTTCAGTTCTTCTTTTAGTAAGGTCAGTATAATTTCCTTCCTTACCGTTTATTGGTTTATATTTAAGTTGTGGTCCTCCTGTTTTAACGTCCACCAATATAAACTCCCCTGTTTTTTTATCCCAGACAATAATGTCCACAGGGCCATCACTACCGTAGTTCCTAAATGCTTCATACCCTTGATCCCATAACCAGGTTACTGCGTACATTTCCGCAAAGTCTCCTTTACGGTTAGTAGACATTTCGTCCTTAGTGAGTTTGCGACCAGTTGCTGCCAACATAATAATCTCCCGTTAGTGGGCATCTAAGATTGAAATGCAAACCTGCCGCCTCAATACACGACACAGCTAAGTGACCAAACTTGTCAGCCTGATCCGCTTGAACTTCAGTTTGTATTTCGTCATGGATGTTTCCCACAAATTTATAATTAATCTTCCACTTTACTGCATACTGCTCCAGTAAAATCAACGCTTGCTTCATTACAATAGCACCTGCCGCTTGGAGTAGAGTATTAAGGCTTGAGTGCTCTGACCTAACTTGGAGCAATCGTCCGTCAAGTCCTTTAAGAGTTCCTTCACCTCCTTTTTCTCTAACTCGTTTCTGCAAATCAGCGAGTGCTGGAGTGGAAGCAAGGAATCTTTGTCTAAGTTCAGCGCCTCGACTTCTACGTCCTCCGACAAGTTTTCCAAGTTTTTCATCACCCGCCCCGTAAAGGAAAGCATAGATAAAAGTTTTTGATGTATCTCTATCTGGTAGTCCTGCTGCTCTTTGGTTAGCACTGTGGATGTCTCCATTAATTATTTCCTCCGTATAATCTGAATCATTCATATAATGTGCCAACATCCGCAGTTCCAAGCCGGATGCGTCCACCCCTACCAACTTACGACCCTCAGGAACAGTCCAACAACTCCGGCACTCCTTCCCAAAAGGACTATAGCCAGCAGGTGTTTGAGCAAGATTAGGTTTAGAGTGTGTCATACGTCCGGTGACTGCACCATTGGTATTTACAAACCCACGGACTCTACCGTCATTCCCCATTGCATCGACCCATGATTGGACCTGTGCAATCCTTTTCTGCACTAGCAAATACTCCGCTATCATCTGTGCTTCAGGTATACCCTTGACTCCAGACAAAGTAGCTTCATCAACAATTGGTTGGCCTGTTTCAGTAAACTTAGCAGGTTTCCATCCGAATCGTTTTAAATGAACTCCAATTTGTTTCCTGGATGCAAGGTTAAAAGGAACTGACTCTATCCTACTAAACTCACCACATACGTCCTGCCAGCTATCGCCCAAAAACTTTAGACCAACACTGGAGAGCGCACCATCCTTCTTATAGCGCGGCTGCACACTCTTAACGTATACTGGTATCGGACGAAAAGTTTTCTGAACTTTTTCTTCAAGATCATATTGTTTCTCCTTAAGTTGTGCTAACAAATCGAATGCCTGACGCTCATCGAGTAACCAGCCATTACGAATCTGCTGCTGAATGATAAATTGAACCTTATGCTCAAGATCAATGCTTCCCTGAGAAAAATCACGCATCTCAGTCATCAGTTTAAAATGAGTATGCTCCGTGACTTTTACGTCCTGAATGCAATAGTCAATCATTTCCTGAGTAAGTTTTGACCAATCACTATAATCACCTTTAGGGAATCCCAAACGCTCACCCCAAGACCTCAAACTGTGTCCTCCTTCTCTGGACGGATTAGACAACCTGGATAACACTAAAGTGTCTATTACCCTCTCAGGCTCCACAGAAACGCCCCAGAGCGATTTTAGCACAGGGAGGTCGTACCCTATTAGATTATGTCCAACTACGCTCATACGGCCTCTCAGAGCCTCCTGGAGTGTATCAGGGCTAGTATGGACAATAGTTGTGCCTTCCCTAGTCTTACAATTGTCCTTCGTCACAACACACCAAATAGTGTCGGGATTAAGGCCATTTGCTTCAATGTCGAGATAAATGCTCAAAAGTCAGACTCCGCTTCCTTTGGTTTTGCAACTTCGGACATTCTTCCGGTGAATCTGTCGTACTTCAGGAATGCCGCAGGACCAGTAGTACCAACGTACCGATTCTTAAGAACACGCACACAGGTTGTATTGCGTTTTTCCTCGTCCTCCTCCTGTTGGTCACGCTCAAGACCTATCACCATGTCCGACAACTGAGCTATGGACTGTGAACCCCTAAGGTCCGACAAACTAACCTTCCCTCCGTCCTCATGCGCTCGACCACTGACACGCCTGAGATGTGAAACCAAGAACAAGCCTATGCCTAACTCCTGAACCAGAGTTCTGAGTTTAGTCATTATGCTGTCAATGGCTTTTCTCTCATCATTAATGTCTGCCTGAGAGGAAACCACAATACTCAGGTGATCCAAGACAATCCATTTACAATCAAGGGCTTTTGCCATATACCTCACCCTAGCTAGTAGGTTGTCCTCCGCTGTAGATCCCCAGTGATCGAACAAAAAGTACCTTCCAGTGCCTAGTGTTTGCTCCCAGAATGGTCTTAGTGTGTCGGGGTCAACGTCCTCCTCAAGGTGAAGCGGTGCATCGGCAGCGATGGACATGATGCCTAGTGATGTTCTGGCTATCGATTCCTCTAACGCTATCACACCTATGTTGTCATTACACGCATTCAACAGGTAGAACTCAAGTTCCCTAATCATCTGGGACTTGCCCATGCCTGATCCTGACGTAATGGTCACTAACTCACCCAGACGGAAGCCTTTTGTGTACTCGTTAAGACCATTCCACGGGTAGGGTATTGACTTTACATCATTAGCCTTGACAATCTCCTCCCATGTATCCACACCGGAGACAATGCCGTCCGGCTGATACACTTTTGAAGACCACCAATCACTGACAAACTCCCTCACCTTATTTGCCCGAAGCATTTCACCTGCGTCCTTCATAGGTAAAATACAAATCTTACATTTCTGTGGGCTAAACAGGTCCTTAACTGAGTCCACAGCGTCCTGTCCAGGCTTATCGTTGTCAAAACATAGCACCACGTTGTCGTAACCCTCAAGGAACTCTAAAGACTCCTTGATTTCCTTAACAGCAGCGGAAGCACCTGACCTGAGACTAACTACGTCCCATTTTCTGTCGAACATTTCCGATACCGCTAGGCAGTCAAGCTCACCTTCAGTGATTGTGATGTACTTACCACGTCCTTTACAACGATTTTGCCCAAACAAGCCAGTACCATTAAGCACTCCGGTACAGTGGAAACCCTTACCCTCTACAGTTCTGACCTTAGAACCCTTAAGTTCACCAGTGTCCTGACAGTAGTAGGGGTAGTGGTGTTTAGCTATCTCACCTGACGTTCCAAACTCCACAGTAACACCAAATTTAGCCACAGTGTCCTGTGAAATTCTACGGTCAGGTATAGACGCTACTATACCCTCCATGTTTAGTTTTGGATTTGTTTCCATCATGTCCGAAGTCCCATCAGCAAAAACGTGAAACCCACAGTCAGGGGTAAAACAGTGCTTACCCCCGTCCGTATAGGTAGCCAAGTTATCCTTAGACCCACATCTAGGGCATGGCTCATGTTTTAAAAATTGTGACACTAAAAGCCTTCCTCTGAACCTGACGCTTCTTCAGCAAGCTCCAGAACCCTCACAGCGGTCAAATAAGTGCTTGTACCGTGTACAGGATGCTCCGGTCCTTCCTTGTACTGCAAGCGTACTTTAGAGCCTCTGGTGACGTTACCGATAAACGGTTGGTCATTTACGTCCACAATCTTAACTGGGAACTTTGATGCAAACTTACGCTGAGACTGTCCCTCGTAGGTTCGGAGTTTAACCCCTGACTTCTGCAACATACCAGCAGAGTCCTCGTCCACAGTGATTGTCAAGGAATACTTACCAGTATCCTGACCATTGTAAACCTCAGTTGCGGTCAAGTTACTGAATGCCGCTGTGCCTTCGATTAAAGCCATATTGATCTCCTTTGATTATTAAAATTTGCTACTTTTGTAGCCTTTACATTAGTTTAAACTATTTTTTAAAAAGAGTACAACTTTTTTTTCACCTCCTGTAAAAAATATGATTTCCTATCTGTACAGTCACCTCAAACGCATTGGACCAGTAAGGTTCAACTTGATCCGAATGATAAAACAATGCTCCTCCGGTTATATCTGGGTGCTCCTCAGTCATAACCACAGCAGCAATGGTTTTAGCGGTGATCCAGGCACGTTCCTCCCTGATCGTCTCCTTAAGCCCGTCACAGTAATAACTAAACTGGCACTGGTGACGTACTATCCTCCCCTGATCGTCCCTGTCAGCCTGTTTTACGACCTCACAGACTGTATTTGGGAATCTACTGTCCATCATCCGGTTAATTGCAACCAATCCTACAGCAATCTGACCAATAATGGGTTGATTCCTGGATTCAAAGTAGATTGCACTCGCTAAACAATGGGTCTGCTCCTCCAGATCCATGAAGTCAGGTTCAGCACGCACAATACTACTTAGGAATACTAAAGTTAATACTTTAATTATTATCTTAATCATATACTAAAATTCTCCTTAGAATACTTAAGTATAATTAGTTTAACACCAATCAAGCTAATTTAACAGCACTATTATGGTGCATATTTAGTAATCAAATCTCTTCCATTTTAAAAACCTCTTGATCTAGGTTAAACTCCTGTTTCAGATCAAATGAATCCTTAATTTCAAACCCATGTATAGCACTTTGACTGTGCTGATAACACTTTAAGCACAGATCAAGTGGTTCTCTGGTGTGTGGATCACGACGTTTTAAATCTTCCTCCATCAACAGGGTATTACAGGCACGGCATCTCATGTCATTTCTCCTTGATTTTTTCTAAAAGTATCCCAAGATTTTTTATTTTCTTTTAAAACCCAATCTTGGTAATAGTTTTGGTTTCCGTCTTTATCAACTACTGAAGAAAATTTGAGCACTTTACGAAGACTCCATAGCAAACTCTCAAGATTACCTACGTCGCTTAAACACATATCATGGGTTTCTTGAATTGTGCCTAAAGCATCTTTGAGTTTATTAGCGTGTTGCAATAGTTCTCGTCTATCTTTATTAGTAATTTTCATTTGCCAATCTCCTTTTAGTGTATTCTTGGGAATAAGTTAAAGTATCTATCCTCTAAATCCTTATCGGACATTGTTTCCAGATCAAGTTTAATTGAGTTTTTCACAAGATTAAACACCTCGTCAAGGCTCATTGTGATTGACTCAAATTCAACTAAAGCACGGATCAAGTCTTCCCTAGTAGGGAAATCAGGCTCTGGGTGTTCTCCTGAGTTGTCGTACTCTTCCTCCCAATCTTCATAGCTCATTTATTAATTCCTCTATCTGGTCATATAAGTCAGCATTTTTATAGCTGCAAATATGCTTGTTAATGGTCAAACCCATATTATCTAACCCTGAAACTCTGTATACGTCCTGTACAGCAAAACCGGATCGAACCCCTACATCAGGCTCGTCGTCGTACCAGTGGGTCATCACGAGGTACTCAGTGCCGTCTACGTCTACAACGTGATTTTGTGCGTCATTCATTTTAGTATGCTCCTAATTGTATTGTGAAATATCTACCAATAGTTCTAGACAGTGTATAACAGTCTGAAACAGTAATATGTACCAAATCCACTTGAGTCGATCCACAGCAAAACCTCCTTTTTATGCTTAGACTACTAAAGATAACAAAAGTTCAATTTACGATCAAATTTATTTACGGTCAAACCTACTTACGGTCAAACCTACTTACGGTCAAACTTACTTACCTAAATTTTTAGATCAAACCTACTTACGGTCAAACTTACTTATCTTTTAATAGTCGATCCAATTACTTTTTTTAGTCGGTATACTTCATCCAATAACTTTTTAATGTCATTGGATGCTGTACGGATATCATCTGCCATAAACTCTTGACCGTCTATTTCTAAGTCTAGCGCTAAATTATCAAGGTATTCTAAATCAGTTTTAATTTTCATTTGTTAATGCTCCTATTGTTTAATTAGATACTGCAATAATGTTATTAAATTGTTCTAGATTTGATTGAGTGACAAAAAAACTGTTTGTTTTGCTATTCTCAATTGTTCTCTCAGATATAGACGATCCTTTTCGCTTTAATGCTCCAATTGTGCCAGCAGCGTCTAAATGTCTTAGATCGGTATCGTCAAAGCTTTTTAAATGCGTAGGAATGCCAAAAGTATCCTTTTTAGATTCCTTTGTATTAAATGCAATCGCTATTCTATGGTTACGCTGTACCGCTTTTTTTAATGCGTTTTTTGATTGTTCGGAGTACATGCTACCGCTAAAAGTTAGGTCGTAGTTAGGTAGGGTATTTTTACGGATTCTAGATAATACCTTAGTATAATCATATGCCATAGAATGCGGCCGTTGTTTTAGGATGTACGAGAAATCAATATCACTCGTACCATTTAACCTAAATAATGCGGGGATATTGTCTTTTTTTGCTTTGTTTTCGGCTTTGTCGATCTCTGATAGTAAGGTAGTCTCGAACCATTCCGGGCGCATTAGCATTAGAATAGTGCGTTTAAACATGGCATTTGTTCCCGTTGTCATGCCTAATTGTCCTGACTGATATAAACATGGACCATAGCAACCCGAACTAACAGCACCGGAACAAAGTGTTTTACTTGATACTAGATCCGCTGGTGCTAAATATAAGATATAAGTAGTGAACTTGTCCGATCCTTTTTCTACTTTTTGACTAGATCCGAATAGTTTCATCGGTTTATTAAGGTATTCTAGGTTATTTATTGACCATTGTTGACCCTTAGTAGTTACTAATGAACTACTAAGGATCTCTTGAGATGTTATCGGTTGAAATGTTTTCATTTTATGCCACCTCTTTATTTAATAATGATTCTTTTTTGTTTTCCCATTGAACTATATTATCGACTAGCCTATCAATTTCTGATGTTTGCACTAATTCGCTGGTAAATTGTACGCTGTAGGGGAATATATTAATATCGATCCCTAACTCTTTAACTTTTAAATATCTATCGTACGCATTGCGTAATGCTCTTAATGCTTTTAACTGCAGAGAGATATATTCAATCCAAAAGTCACAATCGCCTATCTCTGAATTAGATTCATCATGATGATAAGTGTAAAACTTATCCACTAACTCGTTGTCTCTTTTGTAGCAGTCAACGCTATAGATTGCTAACTCTAATGTGTCTTGTATTTTGTTAATGTTCTTTTTTGATATGTACATTGTAGTGCTCCTTATTGGTTTATGTTTCGTTATATTAGTTTGACAGTGTAGTGTATAGGAAGTTCAATTTATTTTAAAGTTTATTTATGTGCTTATAGGTTACTACAGAGACACTCACTCTTTAGTTTTCTCATGTATTCCCAAGTCTAGCCTGTGGATAAACCTGTGGGTAACCTGGCACTACTTTGGTGCATTAACCTGGACTGTGGATAAACCTGTGGATAACTTTTGCACTACATTGGTGCACTAATGCACTACTTTGGTGCGTGCCCCAGGATGGTGCATCAGTGCACTATTGTGGTGCATAAGTAAACCTGTGGATAAACCTGTGGATAAGTCTGTTAATATCCTGTGGATAACTTTTGCATGGGGACGGGGGGAGGAATCTTAAATGTTTTATGTTTTATGAACCTACTCAAGTTTGCAAAAGAGTAATTTTAGCACTTTAGTTGTACAAAAATTAACCAAAACTCCCTTTAGTTATACAAAAGTTAACTATTTGAATACCAAAGAAAAATACTGCGCCCCTAAATACACTAAAAAAGGTCATATTACA